ACTTTCGTGTGAATCTGGCCATCTGGGTGATCCTTCCAAAACTTGATAAGTCTTTCTTCTACTGTCTCATAATCTTCAAGATTAAACATAATTCTCGTCCTTTTCTGTGATCAATTCGCAAGCTAGTGCCAAGTAAGCACACGCGTCAATATAGGAGTCAATGTGATCTGCGGTTTCTTGGAGTCTAGCCAACTTGACTTCGACCATCGCCAGACACGCTTGATGGTCTGAGATTGGTACTTCAAGCATTTGTTGGAGTCGTAATGCGATTCTAGTCTGATTGACACGAGGATGACCATATACTCGTCCTCGATCTCCAATAATGTCAGTAGCTGATAATAGGACTTCACTAGCCTTCACGCTTTAACCCTTTCCTTTTTGTCGTAGTAGGCCTGCACCGCTTTACGGCCTTTGAGATAACCTACTCGATAACCAGCCATGCGGCCAAGATGGAAATATAACGCACCGATAATGACCATGAATAACACATCACCTGCTGATGGATCGAACATTGTTAAGCCCTTCTATGGATGCCCTTCATCCATGGCTTAACCATCTCATACCCTAAGGGGGAAATTCTAGAAATTAAGATAACGAAATGGTAACGATTCTGAGTCGTCAATATGATCGTCTATTGACCGATCAAGCTCATTATCGAGGTCGTCCATACCGCTTGCCTGAGACTACGAATGTCCCATCCTTTTCGATGTAGATCAGATCAACCTGCACGTTCTTTTTGTCTACGTACATAATGGCAAAGGCCTGCTGCCAATTGGCCGTTCCCTTGGTGTATGAGGCCTTTGAGAAGTCCATGAGGTTACCTACCTCGACCCCATGTAAAACACGCCCTAAACGGCCTCCAGAGGCCTCTGAGAACGATGATCTGCCCGCCCTGTGCGTGTGACCCGAGATAACTGACTTCCCATGCCTACGGGCTGCCTCAAGGGCTGAAAGACCCCCTTGTTGCTTGATAGGGGTATGGTCGCCATGGACTGCGATCCAGTTAGGAGCGATGTTATACGGCTTTTTGTGGAAGGTTATGCCCAGTTCATCAAGCTGCATAAACTTCTCGAACCTGAGTTCTGGCAAGGATAGGAAGGATGGGATCTTGCGCATGATCTGAGTGTATAGGCGGTCTGTGTGATTAGACCTGATCATCTGTGTTACTTGGAGATCGTAAAGTACCTGAACAGCCTCATCGCGATCCGCTCCCAAAGTCTGTTCATACGCCTCTGGCGTCCCTTCTGCCCACTTGCTAATTGTGTTGAAATCGATCTCGTCCCCGATGGTAACTACCTCATCGGGTCTGAACTTGCTAATAAAACTGACTAGATTCTTAACTGCGTGTCTATCGTGAAAGGGAACCTGTAGGTCGCTCACTATGACCATGCGCTTCATTTAATCCTCGTCTTCGTCATCCTCGTAAGGTAGGCGATCCACTCGGTCAGGGATCGATGGCAGAATCCAGTCAGGGTAAGCATCTCGATCAGTAATGATTGCAAGGCATAAATCGACTGCAAAACCTGCACGTCTTAAGGCTTTGTAGAACTCATGCATTGAGATTGCATAGGCATCCAGAGCTGAGTAAGTGTCGAGATCAATGACTTTCTTTCTTGCCATGTCAATTATTATCGGTCTAGAAGGATGTTGTAAATCTCATCGACACGCGTGTTCAGGCGTTTAATTTCTGACAGCAGGTGAGTGATGACATAGCCTGCTAGGCCACCAATGACTGCAAGGCTGGCAAAGTAAAGGGTGATCAAATCGTTAGTGGTCACTTTTTGGGGCTCGCGTATCCGAATACTCCAGCCACAATTGCGCCAAGGATTGAGCGATAGTCAAGGGCGAAGTTAGAGGTAGTACCCCATACGGCCAAGAATGCGCCAATTGATAAGACGATAGGGTTCTTCATGTTCATTCTTGCTCCTCATCTGGGATGTCGATTTCTTCAACGATATTGTTATTAGGCTTGGTTGGGTCATAGCCGCCGGTGCCATAGGTGATTAATTTGCTCATTAGGATTTCCTTAACCAAGTGTAAATTACGATCGTTGCCGCGGTCAATGTTCCAGCATTGGAAAATGCTCCAGTTACGGATGATTGAGTGTACCCTGCTATTAAATTTGATGTAGGGGCACCTGTTCCACCTGAAAAAATCAGAGGGTTACCTGTTGAAGCAGTCGCCGAGTTGCCACTATATGCTGCCGTTGTTGGGGCTGTTCCTTGCTGACAAAATGCGAGCCAATAAAACCCAGTAGATAATGTCTGATTTATTGTAATTTGAAACGTGGCATTGGCGGCAGTTACACTTACTGTTCCAGCGTCTAAAATCAAAGTACTTGGTAAGCCATTTGAATCAGCATAAATTCCAAGTCGAACTGTTGCAGTACCTGCGAATCCAGATACAGCTCGAAGGGTAATGCGATCAAAATTATTGGAACCATTAATAAAAATTGGGGTGTAATAAGTTGTTTCGTGCGCAGGAGTAGCTATAGTCAGAGCTTGATGAGGAGTTCTATAATAAAAACCTGATTGCAGCGGCAGAGAAACTCCTTTTACCAAAGATGAATCATAAGCAGTCTTAACCGCAGCAGGTGTGGCAGCAGTCGTCGTTGATGTTGAAGATACCGAATCTGTCAGTTGAAGAACGCCAGCAGCCGATGTTGATCCAGCCGAGACGCCGATATTGGCTGAAGTCGATGTGCCTGAATTGGTAATTGGAGCAGTAACGGCAATGACGCCAGATGGACCCTGTGGACCTGTTGCTCCTGTTGCTCCTGTTGCTCCTGTTGCTCCTGTTGCTCCAGTTGCACCAGCAGGGCCTTGAACGCCTACCGATGAGACGATAACGTCATTGACTTCCTCAGTGACAGTAAGTTCATTTACTACGGGCTGAACAATTATTGTGTCGCTCATCGAGTGATCTGTGAGCTAACACTAGCCACACCTTGAATAAGGCGAGTGACTACTCCAGTTGGAGATGTAATCTCTAGGTCATAATCGTACTTTGCAGAATCTTCAAGGGCACCAGTCTGGGCTGCTGTGGCGTGGATAGCCAAAGTGCCAGTAGCACCTGTGATAGTAATGCCTGAACTCGATGTAAGGCTTAGCGCGGCTGCTGCACTGGTCGCCGTGAGTCTAAACTGCATCGCGGCTGTATAACCAGTCAGGTTAATCGCCACCCCGGCAGAGTCCTTGTACTGGAGATTCAGATACCAGTCTGCACCTTGGTCAATTACGAAGGAATAGTTTTCTGCCATTAGTTGCCACCTATCATCGGGATGTTGAACCAAGAATTGTCTTCATCGCCCTTTTCAGTAAAGCTAATGTGTGCGTGGTGATTATGCTTATTGATCCCATCATAAGGACGCCAAGCCCAAGCCTTTCGAGACGATGCGATCTTGCCGCCAAAGATGATGTAAGCGATTCTCTTATCGCCAGACTTTCCAGCGAGACGAATCTGATCCGCCAAGTCAGGCATGACATCGGGCTTCCTGCCTTTGCCGTTAAGATCGCGGTCAATGTCGATGGCACGTACCCAGCCGTCTGCATCTGGATTATGATCAGACTTGCGCGTAGAGTGTCGAGCGTCACCGAGCCAGCCGTCTGAAGTTCGATCTCGATCTGGGAATGCGTCATCTATCTGCTCGCGTAATTGAATGGCAGACTTAGAGAGTCTTGGTTTCATTTACCTAATTTGAGACCTTTAGGCAATGCTTTTGAATAATCCCATTTGGCAATAAAATCACCATGACCATCTGAATCATTCTGCAACATGACATTTTGGTCAAATAACTTTATATCAGATAGTTCTGGATAAGCCTCAATAATTTGATCATAAAGTGTCATGCTCTAACTCCTACTCCTGTAAACCAAGTAACTGTTGATCCTGCATAAAAATTAACAGTTGCTGCGCCCCCTTTACCATAAAGTTCAACATAATCTGTTGAACCGTTCAAATAAAGTAGAACACTTCCTGTTAAATCTGTTTCAGTTCCCGAATAAAATCCGTTAAGATATTTGTTCAGAGTTCCGTTTTTATATACGGCCAACAACATTGCAGCACTTGAGCCAACAGCTATATTCAACCCACCGCTAATTTGATAATATCCCGCAGTTGTTGGAGTAAATCGGGAATTGGAAGTATCAAAATTAGAAGCTGTATCAAATTCTTCTGTATTGAAAGTGATTTTAGTCCATGTATTCACAGATGGTGTTTGGCTTGTGCTGCCGTAAGCAGAAAATGCTGGTAAAGTACTAGAACCAATGGCAGTCCATGCAGAGCCTGAATAATACTCGGTGGAATTGGTGTCTTTCAAATAAGAAATCATGCCTTCTTGCGGTGAGGCGATGGCTGAGGTACGGGCTGCCGCGCTGGCAAAGACCATGACCACCTGTGAAGCTAGATAGCCATTGGCATCTGCTGCCGTAAGAACGTCACCTGTGGCGAATTCTTTATATCCTAGACCTGCTGCCATTGTTTTCTCCTAGTATCCCAATATGGATTGTCCGATTATACCGTAAGTCGATGATCCGATGATGAATCCCTCAACTATAGGCTCAAGTGTTGTTACTGTGCATTTCATACTGTTAGGGGTGATGTCCCATGCCAATCCCTGCACCTGTAAGGTCTTGACAATTGTGGAGCCATCAGGCTGAACGTTAGTGATTTCAACATTGTCAAAGTAATCAAGGCCAATCATCGTGTCTGTTGGAACTGCTGTGTCCAATAGATCAACTGTCATGGCGTCAATACGGATTGTGGTCTCAGCTCTAGTTGCTACATAAATCTTGGCAATGTCTAACACCTGAGCATCTGTCTGAGGGATCATGTCGGTAATAGTTGTGCCGTGTGGAAAGTATTTAGCCGATGAATCAACATTGACAGCAGTCTGGGCAGTTCCCCCAATGCGTGTCATGCTAGCTTGATTCACGATGAGCTTGTCATCGAAGGCATAGCGAAGGTCTGAGTATGGAATGCCTGTGGTCTGGTTAAACTCAATCGGGGCAGGTGCAAGAGAACCAACTACATCTGCCCGATCCTTGAACTCTGCCGATCCATCTGCACGAATAAAGAATGCTCCCTGCTCGGCGAACTCTGCCGCCTTCAATGCCTCAAGCGATGTGCGAGCAGTCCCGGGATCGGCTTGAACTGTGGTCGATCCTGTGTCGGTGATACGCATTGAATTAGGAAAAGAGACCTGATCTAAAATCTTGGTAATGCGTGTGCCTGTGGTCTGGCCTGCTGTGGCTCCAGAGATTGTTGAAACGTTAGCCATCTGGAATAGACGAAAGGCATCTGAGCAGACGATATCGACATAACCTAATTCTTGGCCTGTTGGATAGGTGTACTTGTAAGACTCAACATAACCAGAGAATAAAAACGCCTGCGTGGTTGCAGTAGTAGCTGCTACACGAACTTTGCGCAATGGCGTTAGATAGCCATAATAAGGCGATGCTGGGTTCTGTGGGTTGAAATTGCCATCTTGGTCAATGACGCGAACTGTGCAAGTTCCTGCCTCGTATGTGTCGCGCATCACATTGCGCCCACGGGCAATCTTGATAGATCGAGTAACATCACTTAGGTCAATAGTAGGGGTTGGGACAGTAGATTCGCCAAATGCGGATGTGCCAATGATGCCGTGTTCAGCGTCGCCAATAACAAAACCAAGTCCAAATGTAGCACCTTGGCTAAAGTCAAAGGAGACCGATATCGTGGCTGGAAGGCTCATCGAATACCTACAGAACCTCTGGCTGCTACTCGATTGACATCGCTAAAAGTTCCAGATAGCGATTGATTGACTTGGACGTCAGTCACAGCAGTTGCCACTTCCTTGCCGTCAATTACTACCTGAACATTGACAGGTGGATTAACTCCAGCGACTACGCCAGCACCTAAGCCACCCTGAGGTCCGAAGTACTGTTGAGAGTCATACATACTCTGCAAGGCTGGTGGCACCCAGTTGCGGTAAGGGTTGGGTGCTTCTGGAGTTGCCAATAGGGCAGCGTTAAGTATCTGCTGACGCTTAACTGCTTCTGTCAATTCGCTAGAGAGTTTTGTTGCAAGCGTATCATTCTCGGCGAGTAGGGCTTTTTGTAATTGCAGAGATAGGCGATCGGTCTCACTAATTTTACCCTTGAGGGCTGCCTCGATACCAATAGCATCTAGGTTTAATGTTCTTGACGCCTTAAGTAAAGCATTTTGTTTTTTCTGTTCAGCCGTCATAGCCTTTTGATTTTTAATCAAAAATGCATTTGTTTTTTTACGCTCATCTTCAATCTTTTTTAATTCATCTGCATAAGTGTTCAAAGACTCAACGGCTTTTTTCTGTTCCTTGTCGCCGCCCGGTAAGCGATAAGGGTTGAAGCCTGCAAGAAGACCATTCTTCATGTCAGTAAAATTCAATAGACCAGCAACAGAATTCCAGCCCTTAGATATGAGAGTGACAGCTTGGCCAATTCTATCTAAGACATTAGCAAGATTAGTCATTCCCTTAGCTTGATCTCCTGAGCCAAAACTAGCCATTGTGAGCAACGCTCCGCCTGTAGTCTCTTGCAAATTACCCCATGCAAGGCTAAGTGTACTGACTCCGCCAGCGTAGGTTTCAAGATAAGCTGTATTAGATCCAGCAAATTGCTTATTAAGCATTTCCTGAACTTTTTCAAATGATGTTGCTTTTAATGTGGTAGCCGCTAGGCCAAGATTGTATTTCTTTAATCCTTTAGTATTGCCAATGTAGGCTTGATTAAGATCATTAACTACTTCAGATAGTCCAATTCCAGAGCCGCGACTGACTTCAATGGCTGTGCTTAGAATTGCCTGAGATTTGGCTATTGAGCCTGTCTGCTGCAGCAATGCTTGAAAGGCTGGACGTAATTCATCGTCTGCAACTTTTGTAAGTTGTTCGGTTTTTTGAATGTAATCGGAGATGTAAGGATTGGCAAAACTCATGCCAAGATTATCAACAGCCTTAGTTAAACGCGTAGCTGCTAATTCATCATTAATAAAGGCTTTGAGTGATTGCTTGCCAAAATTAACTACAGCCGTTGCTGAAAGACCAATACCCAAAGCCTTTACAGCTTTAGTTAATGACTTTACCGAACCTTCAGCCTCTGTAAAGGCTTTCTTCCCCTTGAGTTCGGCAATGATTGGTATGCGTAATTCGGCCATTAAATAACACTCCTGTTAAAAATATCGGCGGCCTTTTCTAAGGCCTTAATAACTCCAGCCTTTGCCTTACCTTGATCTTGAGAATAAGCCTTGAACATGGCGCGGCCTGCCATTTTGGCAGTTCCTGTAAGTTGTCCGGGCATCTTCGTTGAGAATCGACCACTAACTCCTGACTTACGACCAGCGGTCTCAAAGATTGCGCCACCAGCTGTCTTATTATGAATCGAGACGGTTGATGACCATCCCTCGCGGTTAGGCTTTGTAGGTGTGAGCTTATAACCTACGCCTCGACGAGATTCTGCAGCATCGTACATTGGGAATTTGGCAGTCTTGACTTCATGCTTAACGAATCCAGACGGCATGTCAGCATTGGACGGCATGAAGCCGCGAGCCTTCTTGACCAATGGCTTTAGGAATCCGATCATCTCTTCTCGAGTTTCCTTGTCCAGATCAGGTGAAAACTTTTTTAATGCCTTGCGAAGGTTAGTTGCGCCTTTTAGTTCTGTAGGCATCTTGTTGCTCCTTCGCTCGGTCTTTTAACGCTTTCAATAGCATCTGCAACATTGACGGGTCTAAGTCAATGAGAGATTGTGGCGGAATAGCAGTCTCAATGCTCAATCGAGCTATGAGATAGTGGATGCTATCCCGACCTAAGCCAAAGGGTCTGACTCAGTTACCTCGACACTCTTTAAGGTATCAAGGAAGTCTGCGCCGAATGGCTTGACTGTGACTCCACTTAGTCGAAGGCCTTCCCATGCAAGCCAATAGACGTCTGACTGCTTTTCATCATCGCGGAACGCTTTGTGAAATCCCTTTTTAGCATATA